GAGGCGATAAGTTGTGGTGGATACAGCAGGGTCGTAAATGATTGGGTCGTTATTTATCTGAAAGAAATACACTACGTTGTTAAGACTTGCGGCTTGCCAATTTCCTGCATTAAATGTTGGCGCAGTACCACCACCGCCATAAGTCAATTCAAGAACAGTACCTAACCCTGCAATGCCTTGCGTGTATTCAGCAAGAGGTGAACCGTTAGAGCCATATTCAGCAATGTTGTATTCAGCCACAGCACCAGCCGTAGACAAACCCAACTTAAACAGCTTGCCATTACCAAAAAACAATACAGTAAGTGTGCCATCTGTTTGAATCAACTCATGGATGACTGTGACTTCATTTGCGCCTAACGTTCCGCTAGATGTGTTGATCTTTTGGTATCCTTGTCTTGCACCTACTCGACCAAACTTGTCAATCACACAATTTAGTGCAATACCAGCAAACCCATTCGATATTTCTAACGATGGGTCTTGTGTATTCAACCCCAAAAAACCTGGGGCCGATACGCTAGAGACTTGGAGGGCTTTACTCATATCGCAACAAACTCCTGATTCTCAGGATAGCGAGTTCCTTCCAAAGCAATGTAATCAGACAACATGGATTTGTACAACTGATATGCCTCAGATGAATTCATACCACCATCTTCACCACGCTCAATCAAAGCACGAGCATAAGCATTCTGGACAACCAAAACGTCAGGAACGGCTACAACAGTAGAGTCGCTAGACAAAGTAGCTTGTGGCACTGTCAGGCTGAATGGGATGCTATACACGCCATCAGGACGAGGATACAGCGTTACCTTGGTGTCATAGCTACCATCAACACCATCAAAAGCATAATAGGATGGAATACCGTTAACAGGGGTAGAAAAGTTCTGATAACGATTCATCGTAGCAAAGTCCACATTTGTCATTTGGAGATTGCTAGTTACGTTCAACACATCAATAACTTGGAACTTCTGACCTGAACCAGTCAGAGAGTAAGAGTATGTGCCTGATGTTGTTGACAGAGTGATTGTTGTGCCAAGCACATTCCAAGCAAAAGCATCTTCAATCTGACGCTTTGCATCATTGACAAACTTGCCAATCAGGGAGGAATACGAATTGAGAGTAACAGTTGTTACTGTTGGCTCACGCAAACGGATTAAAACGTCATTTACAAGTTCAAGGTAGGTCATGTTCTTGTCAACCCTTCTTCTTCAAATGTTGCTATAAAACTGAATGAACTTGAAGACTCAGTAGTAATTTTGAGCTTATCGCCTTCTTCTAAAACAATGTACGCACCACCATCAAATTGAAGATAGGCTTTTGATGCAAGCGTGTATGCAGTCAATATATCAAGAGTGGTATTAGCACTTGCGTCAAACCATTGAACAGTTATGTGCTTGGTATTGCCGCCTGTATTGTGTATATACATCACCCTAAATTTAGAGTAATAGCCAGTCGGACAGGTATAGACTGTAGTGTCTACTGCCGCTGTGGGACTAACTCCAACTGATAATGCTCTCATTTCGCCTTTGCCTTATTCCTTGCGGAGATAGCTTTAGCTTTTGCCTTTGCGTCAGCCTTTGAGGTTGCACCCCATGCTTTTAGCGAAAGAAGCAGTCTTGTTGGTTCACCATCCTTGTACTCTGCACCAGCCATATTGCCCATGCGAGCCAAGAAACTTGCTCTGCGAGGGTTGTCCCCCGACTTTACTGGAGGCTTCAAATTGCCACCAGTTTCTGCATTATAAGATGATCTACCTTTGGCATTCAAGCCGCCTTTTGGATTTTGACCAGCTTTTGTTTGCCAAGTGGGTGTTTTCATCTACTTTACCTTTTTAGGCTTCTTTGCAGTCTTTGCTGCTTGTTTGAAGTCAGCGGCAGTAGGTGCGGCTTTAGACCCCACCTTGTTCATCTTCTCACCAGACCCTGCCTTGATACGAGCCTGTTTTGCGTTAATGTTGGCGTAGAGTCCTTGTTTCATTTCTTTTTCTTGGACTTGCCAGCCTCACTCAAAGCAATCGCAATAGCCTGTTTTTGGCTCTTGACAACAGGGCCACCCTTGCCAGAGTGCAAAGTACCTTCCTTGTACTCGCTGTATACTTTGCTTATCTTCTTTTTTTGTTTTGGAGTTGTTTTCATGTCAAACCTTTCTGAAGTTTGGGCAAAAGTGCCTGATTATGAGCAGTTTTACGAAATTAGCAATCATGGTAGATTTGCTAGATTGCGACCAGATGGAAGAATGATTAGAAAACTTAACTCTTGCACACCATATCTTAGTGTTTCTGTTAAATCTCTGAACAAGATGCCGCAAAAAAGTTTGTACATTCACACATTGGTAGCAAAAGTTTTTATTGGAGAACGTCCTGATGGATTGGTAATTAGACATCTTGATGGCAATAAATACAACAATCGAGTTGACAATCTTGCCTATGGAACTGTTCAACAAAATCATGAAGATGTTGTTAAGCATAAAACTCATCGGCACGAAAACAATGGGAGAGCATTGCTTTCTGAAAGATGTGTTATGGCAATCAAATATCTTCATACTCAAAAACTTGTTCGTTCAGTAGACCTTGCAAAAGCATTTGACATCACTGATTCAGCAATATGCGCCATTGTTAAAGGAAGAAACTGGAAAGATGACTAACCTTTTTCTGTGCTTTAGTCATTTTCATAGGGTTTCTCCTTAATACATGATTTTGGCGGTAATCGTGCCAGTTACATAAACTGTACAGTTTGCTCGCAAATACTTAGGAGCATTGGTAACTGTAACGAGTCCATCAGCAGTTAAAGCAGTTCCAAGGGTTGACCAATTTGTGCCATCAAGACTACCTTGCAACACAACAGTGGCAGAAGTGATACCACTGACTTGCAAGAACGCTGGTTGACCTGCATCAGCTTGAACAGCCTTAGAAGCACCCGTAGCGCCAACAGCACTAAGTAGGGTGACAGGAGTGGTTAAAGAGGCCATTATTTACCTCTACTAGACTTCTTCATCATGTTGGTAGCAGTCCTACCACCACGCATAGGCAAACCCATTTTTGGCTTGCCAACAGCAACCATAATAGTCACAGGAACACCCTTTTTCTTGCCGTACTCTTTGGCTTCTTTTTCGCCCTTTTCAGAGTAGGGAAACTTCTTTTTTCCGACCATAGGCATAGCGTTCTCCTTATTTCCAGATACGATCAACAATAAAGGTAACGATACCGCCCATGAAAGAAGCGATAGTCATACCCATCCAAAAACCACCTTTACCCTTGTTGGCAAGTTCCAACAGGGCTTTTACATCTGAACTCAACAAGTGCATCTCCTTCTGGAGAGCCTCGACTTGAGCTTCTAATTTGCCAAAATCTCTGGCATCAATATCAGACATTTGCTACCTTTCGGGGTCTACCCATACGTTTGATTGTGGGGATGACAGGCGCACGAAAGGCGGTATCTGTACGAACAGAGTCATGAGACTCTATGGTTACTTCTGGCTCATCTACCCTTACATACCCTTGATGACCCTTCATGGACTCAATGTCGTGTGGCAAGGTGAAAGTCACGGTGTTACCTGACTGAAGACAGCGAAAAGTAGCCATAAAACCCCTTAAATGAGAAAGGGGGGACTAGCCCCCCCTATCTTTACAACATTCGAGCAATAACCAAGTTCAATGTTGTTGAAGCCAAATCCACAGAACCTGCTGTTGGGTTGTAGGTCACGATAGTCACTGTGTTAGCGGCTGAAACATAGGCTCTACGAACCAATCCAGCTTCACTAACGCCAACTGACATACCAAGAACCATGTCGCCCAAAGCCACGCCCGGAACAGTTACTGTGTCTGTAGCTGTAGCAGTGGTAGCAACTGATGCGCTATCCAAAGTACAAGTTACATCCCAAGTGTCTGTAAACAGACCACGGAATTGATCGTTTCCACGGCGGGAAACTACTGCTGTTGCTGCTGCCATTTTGATTTCTCCTAATTAAGTTTAAAAAGTCCCCCCACCACTAGGGCAGGGGGCGCAACTGCAATTAGCTAGGAACAACCAAAGCAAACATGGAAGAAGACTTAGCTGCTCCCACGGTAGCGGCATCACGCAAAGCGGCAACGCCGTACAAAGTGTCAGATGTAAACAGAGTAGCCAAGTACTCTTGTTTGTACTGAACTTGTGAACGCACACCAACTTGCTCAACCAGAACCATAGAGTCCTTGTGGCCCATCAAGCAGACACGGGCAATAGCAGTACCAGACGCAGGGAAAGCGGCTGTTGCAGATGCAGAGTCAGCATTGCTGGAAGTGAACACAGGGATACCATACAGGTTACCGATTTCACCGTTGCGGATAGCATCGCCATTACCGACAAATGCTTGTTCGGTGTAACGAGCCAGACCCATCAGGGTGTTGCGGCTTGATGGAGGGATGATGAAGAAACGATTGTCCATAGGAGTATCGTTGTCATCCAAACGCTGAATAGTGCGGCGAATAGCAGCATCAGTCAGAGCAGAAGCGTTACCAGTGTTGGTATTAGCTGTGTAGTCAAAGGTGGTTGTACCGTCACCGCCAATGAAGGCAGAGCCGTAACGAGCACCAGTAGAACCACCGTTAGCCAAGCGACCCAACTGAATCAAGTCGGTATCAACTTGACGAGACAGGGCGTAGCCAGCATCAGAAGTGTAGAACTGACGCATAGAGTTCAGAGCTTGAGCTTCAGCAATGTCTTCAATCAAGCGGCTATATTCATAGTGCTTGTTGATAGACACAGTGACTTCAGACTCGGTAGCAGCAATCAAAGTAACTGCTGTCTCAGCGGCCTTAGCAGAAGCAGAACCACGAGTAGGTGCAGGAATGTGAACGGTGTCACCTTTCTTGCCCTTGAAGTTCATCTTCATAACAAGGTTAGCAAGAACCAAGTTTTTCTTGTAGGCGGCTACGATTTCATCTGACCAAATCTCAGGGATGAACGTTGCGCCAGTGGTGGTGGTCACCGAATTGGTGGGGGAAAATGATGTTGCCATGTTTGTATCTCCAAAAAATCAAAAGTTAAGTTATTTAACTCGTCCCTCTGCGTATGCCGCCATGATTTCATCACTTAAAGCATCGTATCGGTTCGGGTCTTGCATCTTCAGCCGAATTAGGTCAGCCCTTCGATAGACTCTTTTCCCAGATTCACCAGTACCGCCAACATCAACTGTAGCGGCTTTAAGGTTAGATTTACGTTGGGTTTCACCCGCATCGCTAGTCTGTTTAGCCTTA